ATATAATGTGATAATTGGATAATTCAGCAAATACTTCAGTCCATACTAGGAGAAACAATATGGCATTTAAGGATCTAAAGAAAAACCGCTCTCGTAATATCGATAAGCTCGTCCAAGAGGCCGAGAAGATCAACACCGGTAGTGGACAGCAGAATAAGTATGTCGATGACCGAATCTGGAAACCCACGGTCGACAAGGCAGGTAACGGTTACGCCGTAATTCGATTCCTCCCTGCCGGTGAAGGCGAAGAACTTCCCTGGGTACGTTACTGGGACCATGGTTTCAAGGGTCCGACGGGCCTCTGGTACATCGAGCGGTCGCTCACCTCGATCGGACAACAGGATCCGGTCTCGGAGATGAACTCGCGGCTCTGGAACTCTGGTCGTGAAGAGGACAAGGAGGTCGCACGTTCGAGGAAGCGTCGCCTTCACTACGTGTCTAACATCTACGTCGTGAAGGACCCGGGCAACCCTGAGAACGAGGGTAAGGTTTTTCTGTATCAGTACGGCAAAAAAATCTTTGACAAGATTATGGACGTAATGCAGCCAGACTTCGAAGATGAAGAACCAATTGATCCCTTCGACTTCTGGGATGGCGCGGACTTCAAGCTCAAGATTCGTCAGGTCGAGGGATATCGTAACTACGACAAGTCTGAGTTCGCCAATCCTTCGCCGCTTCTTGACGGTGACGATGAGGAACTGGAGGGTGTCTATAATCGCATGCACTCGCTGACTGAGTTCAACGATCCGAAGAACTACAAGTCGTACGATGAGCTAAAGGCTAAGCTGGTTCGTGTACTCGGTGAGGGATCGGATGAGACCATGACAACTGCCGAGTCCGTTTCTCTCGACGAGAGTGCTCCTGCTCCTTCACCTAAGGCGGCACCCTCTCCGATGGAGTCTACGAGTTCTTCGACCAGCAATGACTGACGACGACGATGATACTCTGTCGTACTTCGAGAAGCTGGCAGCACAGGACTAATCCCGCCAGATATAATAACTANAACAGATAATAATAAAGTCTTAGTGGCCCCTCTGCAACGGAGGGGCCTTTTTTTATGGCATCATCGAGAGATCGTATGCGGCATCCGAGGCGTTATCAGGTATACCCGCGGCAGCAGGTCTGTCCCTAAGAATCCCAGTGGTATGACTCGATATATTTACACTGGACGACTGCTGTTGTTGTTGAGGTACGTCTGTCATACCTCTGCCTTCTCTTTCTTGTCGTGCAGCGTCTCTTTCTGCTGTACTTCTCTCAAGGGTTCTTGCTGCTGCAACTCTCGACGGATCACTAGCGGGTTCGACCTGAGCCTCTCTTGCTGCACTCTCGGCCGATTCATCAACGAGTGATTCGTCATCCACGATCATTTCACCAGTGCCCTTATCGATTCCAGCGAATTCATATACACTGGCGGGAATGGCGGCTCGTACGTAGCGACGAGGATCAGTTACACCAAAGTCAGCGGAAGCGTCTGGAAGTATTGATCGAAGTATCGATGACATAAAATTCTTTGCGATATCGGCGGCCCCAGACGCAAAGTCGCCGATTGCGGTACCAGTCAGTTTTTCTACGATCCAGTCCTTTGCACGAGTCAATAGATTAAATGGTGCCATCACGATCGACCGAAGCATATCCGCAAAAGATAATTCGCGTAGAAAATCCGACACACCATCAAATCCTAACTTGCCAGTAATCCAAGACGCTACAGATAAGAGTAAATCATATGGCGCGGTATATATCCCCGTGATGATATCAAGAATGGATGGCATTTCACCTTCTCTGAATCCAAGTTGATTCCTGATCCACCCGACCACCGATGAAAATATATTCTCCACGGATTCTCTAAGGCCAGAGAAGAACCTTGAGACACCCATAGTGATTGCCTCAAAGAGTGTTGCATCGTCCTTGAATGACACTCCAAACATCTCAAGAACCGCCGTGATGACGTTATCGACCGCCGACACGAACCCAGATACAAGAGAACCAATGATGTTGTTTACCCCGCCAACGATCTTACTTAGATCGAAGGTCGTGATACCCTCGATGATCGAGGCAATTCCCTCAAAGACACCACTAAGTGTCTCAACGAGTGTACCGAGTGTACGAGACACGAAGTTTTGTATCGCGATTCTAACATCATTCATAATCTCAATGATGCGATCAAAGGCCGGAGTCTCCATGAAGTCTACAATAGATTGACGAATATTGTTGAATGTAGGCAAGATACTATTTTGCCAAATATCTTTAATCGTCTCGACCGTCTCAAGAAACACCGGATTGTCTTTGATGGTCTTAAACAGAAGAAACAGACCACCGATCACTAGAGCAATTACGCCACCCTTGACGAGCATTCCAAGGGTCGACATAATCGGAGCGATGAGCGCCTTTGCATCTGCAATGAGACCTCCGGTCAATCGTCCAAGAATACCCGTTTCTTTATCGTCCACCTGTCTTTCGGGTACTGCGGCCGCGCGGCGCTGTTCTGCTCGAGCAGCCATGGCCTCTTCTCTTCTCTGCTCCAGATCACGAAGTGAATCGCCGCGCATGAACTCAATAAGTTCATTAATCTTGTTCTCAAATGTGCTGATGAGTGTAGTGAACAGATCACGCTCTCTTTCCTGCTCAGTATTCGCGATTCTCTGAGTCATGTTAAAGTCGCGAACCATGAGATCGGTCATCTCGGCCATATTGCTAGAGAGCTCTTCAAGGTGTTCGGTGTCGTCACCGACTCCTGAACCGTTAGTCTCTCTTAGCTCCTTTGCGATCTGTTCTATAGTAGCGGCCATTGTGCTGCCTATCCTCTTGAATTCCTAATTCGTTCGTTCTCTTTCTTAATATGTTCTATCAACATCGCCGTATAGATTTCCCTTTCCCAGGGTAGCATTTCATCGAGTTCTGTAAGACTGTATCCATGGTTCTGCATCAAAGAAAAGTTTACTCGATAATGGTTCACAAGGCTGTCATGGGAAAGGGCTACGCGAAAAAATTACCGAGCCCCTTGACCTCAAACGAATTATGCTCTCCACATGATGCACAAGTAAACTCAACATCGATTGTTGCCGAAGGAATGGACTCGACGAACTTTCTTAGTTCATTGAACTGCTGAGTGTTCAGTGACTCGATGAACTCTCGAATCTCTGTTTTCGACTGCTCCGCGGCGTTAAAGATCTCTTCCTCAGTATAGATCGATTCGATACAGGACCCAATGATGTCGAACATTTGCTCGACGTTCGACTGTTTTGACCCCTGTTTTTCGAGCATATCCTCGACCGAGGGATACTTTAGTATTACTCCGATGGTGTCGGTGAGCGCAACAGTCTTTTCCCTGTCCTCAGGAATATCAACACGAACATCCTGAAGGTTCACATCGACCTCATTCTTAGTCGAACAACTCTCGCACTTAACACCGATGGTAGAGGTCTCACCCACGGACTTTGAACGAAGCTGAGTAAAAATGTACTCGATGTCAAACATCGCGAGTCCGTTCACATCGACCGAGCCATTTGTGCACGATCGAATCACGCTCTTGACCGCATTGATCATCTGCTTCGAATCGTCGGACTCCATTGCGATCATTAGAATCTTTTCTTCTTTGACGAGATAGGGTCTGTACGATACTCGTTCGCCCGTCGAGGGTATCTTCAGTTCGTATGTCGGTGTATCTAATTTAGGTAGTGCCATTCGATCTCAACTCCATATTATGACAATGAATTAGTCTGCTACGTCCCAGTTGTCGTATGCCAGGGATGCAGTCACTCGGATCACTTCGTTCTCCGATGCATTACTTAGTTCAATACTGTTCAGCGTAGTAGGAAAGACATTGAACAGCTCGATTCTTTTACGTACCGACTCACGAGTGTCAAGGTGCTCGATGAACACAGAGTTTCGTGCATAGTCGGTCTTATAGTTTACGGTGTATCCTCTTAGAGCGCCGATGTTACCGATGGTCTGGGACTGCCAGTCGTATAGGTAGTCCCATGCACGCCAGTCGTTTCCAAGAACGAATGAAATCTCAATATCCTCCTGACCAAACGTGTACGCCGACTTCTGAGCCT